TCGAAGTCTGTCTTGGCGTCCCAGAGAGACTGGAGTAACTGCTGGAAGTCGCGGAGCGCCTTGGCCTTGTTCGAGTTGCCAGTAATCTGCTTGCTGAGGAAGGCCGTCATGTCGTTACCGGCGCCCTTCTTCTGTGCCTGCTTGAACACCTCGTCCATGGCATCCTGGTACCACTTGGAAAGGTCCTCTGCGGCCCGCTTCTGCTGAGCCGGGTCAATGCCGAGAGAAAGGCCACGATTGAGCATATTACCGGCCTCCTGACCAAGAGCACCAGACTTGTTTATGTACTTACTCAAGTTGTCATAACCCTTCTTGAAGTCCTGCATGAACTTCATACGGTCCTGCATCTGCTTGATGAACGGATCCTGCGTGTAGCCGGTTGTTGTCTTCTTATCAAGCAAGAACAGGGCACCGTAATACTCAAGAATTGCCTTTGCAAGGTCGCGAGCGGTCGTGGCCCTATCGAGTTGTGCCTGAATCTCCTCCTTCTCCTTGCCTGTCAATTTCTCTACGGCGGGCTCAAGTTCTTTGACCTGCGTGTCGTATTTCTTATATTCCTTCGCGGCCTCTTCGAGGGCGTCGGAGAGACGAGAGAACTGCTTCACCTGATCCTCGCCGAAAATCTGCACGCGAGAACCCTTTCCGGGCCCCTCGGTGAGTTCCTTCTTGAAGGATATCAATTTCTCCTGCCACTTCGTAAGTTGCGTGTCGTTCGTTGGAGTTTCTTCTACGACACCATTGAGCGCGTCCTGGATTTCCTTGATATCTTTAATCAACTGCTCCTTCTTATCGTGCAGTTCATTCATCTGATTCAAGAGCGCTTCCGCACGCTTGTCAGTAAGATCAGCCCTGACAGGAATTGCCCCTCCAGGCGAAACCATCGTGTATGTCTCTTTACCTTCTTCGAGTTTCTTGACAATCGCATCATACTGCTTCGTAATATTGTCAAGTTCTTTCTGTCGGTTCTTAAGAGCGGATTGCAGTCCTCGACGTTCAGCCTTCTCCTCCTCCTCGTTGAGTTCACGCATCTTATCGACAAGAAGGGTTACGGCGCCAGTCTCCTCATCGACGCCCCTCGCGGCCTGAGGAAATATTTTTGCCAAACGCTGAGATGTGGATGCTAACTCTCTCTGTTCATCGGACGTCTTCTCTGTCTGCTTTTGCAACTCATCGTACCTATCAATCATCTTCTTGGTTTCACCGGTGGTCTTCTTGAATTGCTCAACGGCCTTTGCGTCCGCGTTAATTCTATCCTCAAGATTTTCCGTCTCCGTAGAAAGTTTGAAGAAGAGGCCAATCAGAAGAGACACGGCAACAGCAATCATTCCAAAAGGATTGCTTGCCATAGCGGCAGTAAGACGCCAGAAGGCGGCGGAGAGCCCGTTCGTCGCTGCGGCTGCACGTGCCATTGCAGCAGTATGGAGAGAAGTCGCCTTCGTGGAGATCTTCTCGGCAGCGGTCTTTCCGATGATTGCAGTAATAGTGCGACGGATTCCACCCTCTCGCTTCGACTCCTCGGCAGAAGCAAGGGCGGTAATCTTTTTGTTGAGATTCGTAACTACAATGGCAGCGTTCGCCGCAATCTTATACGCTACGATTGCCATGGTCACGCCCTTTATCTCTGCCCACCATTTCTTCCAGTTTGAAGTCACGGATTTCGCTACATTGATAAGAGCAATCATGGCGTCATGGACGGGACCGGTGCGGCCCATCTCGTCGTACATGATGGAGATGGAGTCCTTTAAGTTGGCCCACTGACCAGCCAGCGTGAGAGCCTGCTTTTCTTGCATCTTGTAGAAGATGCCGCCAGCCTCTGTCATATCATCAAATATTTCGGCAACCATCTCGAAAGAAACGGCTCGCTCGGAAATAAGTTGGAACACCTCGCCGGTTGTAACAGCCTCTCCGCGAAGTTCGGTGAACTTTTCTGCAAGTTTCTCGACCAGAGGGATACCGGCCTCGGTGAACTGACGCAACTCCTGACCACGGAGTACGGATGCCGCACGAACCTGGCCGTAAGCCAGAATAAGGCGCTGCATATCAACACCCAAACCAGCAGATATGTCTGCCAGTTTCATCATTGTGTCAAAGAGTTTGTCGCTCTCGATCTGATATGCGGCCAACTGCTTTGTGTACGAAACGAGGTCTTTGATCTCGAACGGAGATTGTACGGCAGCGGCCTTGATTTTCTTGAACAGTTCGGCGGCCTTCTCGGTGTCCTGGATAATGGCACCGAGGGCAACCTGTTGCAATTCAAACTCAGCAGTAACCTGCCTGATGTTCTGTATGAACCTGGTTATCGTGTGGAGGCCAAAGAGATACAGGCTCTTGCGAAGCAGATTCCCGAGAAGAGTGTTCGTCTTAGTAGATTCTGCGTTCAGTTCCTTGGTCTTCCCCTGCGCATCGGCCAGTTTCTTGTTCAGCACATCAATCTCTGCTGTTATCTTTGTGAACTGGCCGGAGCCAATCTTCACCTTGCCAAGTCGCTCGGTAAGGAGTTGGATCTTCTCGCGGATTCGGTCGATTGTGTTAGCCTCGGAAGAGAGCACCAACTGATTGCGCCGACGAACACGGTCCTGCTCGCGAAGTTTCTGTGTAAGAGCCTCCTGCTTCTGGAGGATAGCGGCCATGTTCTGACCCTCCTTCTGGAGTTCCTTGTTGGCCTTAACGAACTCGTTGTAGATAGCGCGAGCCTCAGAAGTCATCCTTCCGTCAGCGCCGAAGCGATTGCTCAACTGATTCCACTGATTGACGAGGCTCTGGACCTTAGCGTTCAGCGCCTCGATAGATCCTGACTTGAGACCGAGTTCCTGGATGCGATCACCGGCCTCCTTGATCTTCTGGGAAAGCATGGCCACCATCTTCGCCGCAGTCTCCCACTGCGGTGAATCAATCTGAGCAGAATCCAGTTCCTTTCGCCAGGCGGCGAGATTCTGGTTCAGCGTTGTCATGCTGGTGCCTATGTTGTGAAGGGCGTCCTCGTGAGCCTTGAGTTCCTTGCGCTTGGCAATAATCTGCTCAAGCGACATGCCGTACTTTTCGGAGTATTCCGTCAAGTTCTTCATCTCAGTTACCTGCTTCTCGGCCCAAGAAGTGAGTGTTCCGTCAGAATTGAACTTCCGGTCCTGAGATGCCTCCGCCCACTTGCGGTTCAGTTCCGCGATCTCAGCAGAGACACGCTTGATGGACCCCTCATTCGTGGACAGCATCTTGAACTGATAGTTGGCATCAGCAATTTCATTCGCAAGGGCCTGAATATTGCGAGCGGCCTCAGCAAACTCCTCTCCGCCGACAGGAGCGTTCTCCAGTATTTTACGCCACTCGGACATCTGCATGTTAAGGATTCGCATCGACTGCTCTTCCTCCTCCAGAACCTCGATGCGCTCACGCTCGCCGCTGACAGCATCCTTAAGGGTGAGTCGGTACTGATACAGAGCCTTCTGCCACTCCTTAATCTTGGTAAGAAGTTCATCGTAGGCCGGATTGGAGGAGCCATCATCGAGTTTTGCAGGCGTAATCTGCAACTTCTCCATACCGGCCTTGAGTTTCATGCTAAGTTCCGTAATGGAGTTGCCAGTGCTGTTGATGATGCTGTCTATCTTGCTCCAATATTCAGTAACCTCGCGGGCGGATTCGGCGTTCACCTTTGCAAATCGCTCAGCGTCATCCATGAGGCTCTTGAGCAGAAGGCCGGTGCCCTGATACTTCTGAGCGACGATTGAGAACACCTGAATAAGTTCACGCTCATCCTCCTTAAGCCCCTCGGCCATATTAAATCCGCCCTTCGCTTTCATCTCCATGATGCGGTCACGGATAGATGCAAGAGCCTTTTCGAGTTGTTCGGCAGACAGAGCAGAATCCGTCAAAAGCGTCTTCACGCTGCGTTTGCTGTTCTCGTCAATGTTGAATTTAAGATTCAGGGCATGCTTGCTCATCTTGGCCATAAGCGGCTCTATGGCCTTATCTACCCTCTGAGCGGCATCCTCAAATGCCCCCTCGACATCTATGATGATCGGAATAAAAACGCCGTTTTCACCTGCCATTTTTTTGTTCCTCCTTGATTATAAATTGTTGCATTGCATCATCTTCGCTCTCCTCGGCCTCTTCTTCAACCGGCAGCCCAAAGTTACGAAGAATTTGGTTAACTTCCGCCTTAGATTTACGAGTATTGGAAACCAGGGCAAGTTTCTTCACCTTTTCAAAATCATAGTCGTAGTATCCCTTGTCAATGAGAATCATTGAGACCAAATTAGCCGAGTCGAGATACCAGTACCGGAACCAGGCCCAGAAATTGTAGTTCCCGTAAACAGCCTTGATCCTTTCGTTGTGGGTCGAAGCCTCAAAAGCGGAATTTATTTGTCTTCCTTTTTTATCCCCAAAGCGTCCATCTCCAACATATTTATCACGCTCTCCAGACGCTCTTGCGCGTTCTTTGCGACTTCGCCAACCGGCTTCATAAACAGTTCGCGTTCCTGCCTTGAGACCTGCCAGTTGGCTTTGAAAAAACCCACGTCTTCACTCACGGCTCCTGCTCCGATAATCTTGAATGTCACCTCATTGCCACGTAGTTGCAGGATGTGCCATTTAATCCACCACAGGAACGGAAGGAAAATCGCCCAATTCCCGAGCAGATAATATGCGGCTTTCTTTGAATGTAGCGAGAAGAGTTTCTTGGTTATCTTTTTCGCGACTTTCGGATCAACCACTCCCTCTTTGCCCTTCTTCTCCAGTATTTGAGCCTCTTGCTCCAGAAGGGCGATGCGCTCCTTGACGGCTTGGGCCACCTGGCGGACCTTGTACCGTCGGCCCCCTGCAACGATGACGCAAGGGGCCTGTTGTACAACTTGGTGTTCACCGGCTAAGAATCTATCGGTTTTGTTCATACTCCATAGTGCTTAGCCAGCATCTTGTCGAGTTCTGGAATCCATCCTTCCGGAGAATTCGTGATCCACACCTTCTGCTTGAAGGCGTCCTCAATCATCCACATGCGAGGATTCTGGCGATACACGCCGCACTTATAGTTGTCGTGCTCGATGTGGAGTTGGAGCGGTATTCGTGTGCCGAAGTAGGTATTGAAGTACAACTGCTCAACCACGTAGGATGTATGGTAGCAATCGTACTTGTCATAGATCGCCTTGAGTTTTTCTACCTCGTAGTACACAGGAAGGTGGCAGATGAAGTCGCGGCAAGGAAGCCCCTCCTTCTCAAGGGCAATCTTCGTGCGTGCGTTGTCGCGCTTCCAAGCGTTACCGTCAGAGAGTTCGGACGGAATATATGCCTTGTGCTGCTTAAGGACCTTGACATCAATGATGTCGAAGTCGTTCACTGCGTACATGTCATCGCAGGCGTAGATGAAGCCTTCCACGTCCGGATACGCCTCCATGAACTTGCAGAACTTGTTCACCATGTCGAGATGAGGGCGATATTCGCTGGCCGGTACTTCGCCGATGCGAGGACACTCAATGAAAGAGATATCATCGCCGGTATCAACGATAGGATGGTAGTCACCAACCACGACGATGTGGAACTTTTCCTTGAAGTGCTTGCGCCATCCGCAGACGGCATATTCAAGTTCTCTGCCCTGGGCGCCAGCAGCGAAGTAGGGGATTACCACGTAGATGGTGTCATCCTTCACCGCAGCCTCGGCCTCACGCATCACACGTGCGACCTCAGCCTCGTCACCGACAATCTCGACACCCTCATCCTTGACATCAGCACCTTCCGGAATATCTTTTTCATCAACTACGGAGACAGATGCCACCTTAGCGGCATCAATTTTCTCAAGTTCTGTGGTGGGCTTTTTACCACCCTTGCCTTTGTTGTTCTTTGCCATATTGATAGTCATTTAATTAAGAAAGGGGTGGGGATCTGTTCAACCCTCCACCCCTCGGAATAGGTTCTCGTACCCGAGATTAAGCACCAGCACCGGAGCCGCTGCCATTGCCGTCGAGGTCTTCGGCGGTCACAGAGCCGTCAGTGTAGGATGCCTCCTTGGTGGAGAACAGCGGCATGACGGTCTTGAGGGTGGCGGTGTCCATGAACTCGGCGGTCACGACCACGTGGATGCGCCAGAGTTTGTCAGCCCAGGCCAGGGAACCGGCCATCTTCGCCTTCGGGAAGAACAGGGCCTTGTCACCCTCATCGTTGGTGATCATGATAGGACGGGTCTTGACAGGGAGTTTGTGGCCGAAGCCAAACACCTTGACAGTGCCGTCGCCGAACACAGCGCTTACGCCGCTTTCGGATGCGGTGATTTCCTCGGCGCCCAGGAAGACTTTCAGGAAGTCGGGCTCCAGGTCGGCGAGGTCGAAGGAGAATTCGTGGGTACCGTTGTTGGCGGTGGAGGTGATCACATCACCCTGCTCGTCGAGGAGAGCGTCGAAAGACACTTCCTCACCGTCCCACGAGGTAGAATCCTGCACGACCTGGCCAAGGCTGGCCGCATTGGTCATGCACTGAGCGATGGTGGTGGCAGAGGTGTAGCCACCAGTAGGTGCGCTAAAGATGATGATGTCGCCCTGTCCGGCGAGCAACTGCTGCGCACTTCCAAGATTCTTGATAGACATAGTTTATTGCGTGTTAAATGTTTTTACTTAAGCGCCTTGCGCACCTCCGGAACCAGATCCGGAGGATTGCTCGGCATTGAAGTTTTTGGTCGTATGCCAACCAACGTTAAGGATGGTCCGCGAATAACCTGTATCCTGGTCGAGTGTCGTGGGCATAATCAGATTCCCCATTTCGAGACGAAAGATATAGTCTCCGCACTTCGCACCATCAATCAGAGTATCAAATTGCTCCAGAATCTTCTCAATACGGTTCGATTTTGCAGAACCGTTGTTGTTCATCTTGCAATAAAGCATCAACATGATATAGCCGGATGCGTAGTTGACTTTCCGCCCAATGCCCATTGCTGGTCCGTTAAGGAGGACGGAAATGAAGTCCGCAGGGAGGCCGTTCGTGGGCTTGTCCCGGTCACAATAGACCGCGACTGGCTCAGTACCGCCGCCAGACTTGCCAACAACAACCTTGCCGCTCAGAAAATCCCTGAGGGCCCGTTCCGGCTGTATGGATGAAGGCTTTATAGACATGACTTACATTATTGAAGAACCTGGCATGTTGTTAATCTGACGATATTTGGTGCGTCCCTTGAGAGAGTAGTTCGGATACAAATCCTGGAGTCCAGCGACAAGAGTATGCTCAAAATTGTACTCAAGAACCTCATAATACTTGTTGATGGGACCGGCATTAAAACCATATCCCTTCTCGTGAACAGCGCGGGCGTATGGCGCCGCGATGAACATGATGGCCATCAAGGTATTAGTGGTCTTGATGTGAGCGTTTAACTTAGTAGCACTGATGGTAGGATTCGCAGACATGGCGGCGAGTTCGTTCGCTCCGCTTATCAGGTCCCAAACATTTCCGTTCCTTGACTCAACCTGGTCAACGGGATCCAATCCCATGAATCCGGTACGGACCGGCTTCGTAGCGATCGGGTCGTTCGCGTACAGTTTCATCAGGGCGCCTCCTTTATAAACACCAACGCCGAAACTATCCAGCAGGTTCCCGGTTTTCTTCGGGAAGATCTGTTCTGTACCGTAGTACCTCACAAAATCACCACACTGTCTTTCGACCTCGGCTTTAATCTGGAGCACGGAGCCTTCTGTCTGAGCGGTAATAAGGGCACGAGCGTCCTCAACAGCGGCACGCTTGTAAGCGTTCCGGTAGGAAACTCTGGACGCAGGTCCTCTGCCTAAAAACCGCCTTGGCATCGCTTATTCTCCTTGTGCTTGCTTCAACTCGATTCTCGTGCACTTGATATTGGCCTGCCATGGAAGATTGATATCCCTGACGATCTCGGCAATAGCCTGGACCTC